GTGTCCTTGGCTGTCCAAAAAACTGACCCATTCGGTTTCCTTTCGAATAATTGCACCGAGTACAAGCTGCAACAAGGTTATCCGGATCATCAGTGCCGCCTTTGCTTATCGGTAACACATGATCGACTGTCGTTGCATCTTCTGATCCACAATACTGACAACAATAGCCATCACGAATCAAGATCCGTAGCCTTATCTTCGACCAGAGTCGAGTGCCACCATTAGCCCTTGCCGATTGTGTCATCAATGATAGCCCTTAGCCTTGAAGAATCTCCATGCGTTACACATCGAACCATAACGCTTCGTGATATAACGAACGCTCCAATCAACCATCGAAAAGCCATCGAGCTTGCCATACTTAGCATTCTTCATCTGGCCTATGCCGTAATGAGATCCATTCTTAGCATCTACTCTCCAATTACTTTCCTTAGTAATCAGCTGATAAAAGCATTGATATTGCTTATCATTGATAATCCTTGAATGAGCATAGAGCTTGAGTAGATCGCTTTGCTCTACTGCATTAGCCGCATTTACCGGCATTGTGGTCAAGATGATAATTGACAGAACTATGACGCTTTTATAAGTATTTGATTTATTTTCTTTTATCTTTTTTTCTTTATCTTTTATTAAGATATATATATCTTTTAAGTATAGCAATGGAGACTGACATCTTGTCAAGGATTGTGCTCGGTGTGTCGCTCTGTCCACATGTGCCTGTGGATAAGGCTGTGGATAACTATTGATTGACATATGTATCCCAGAGTAGTTCCAAGGCATATTCGGCTTGCTGTGGAACGACACCATTTCCTAAGATTTTGAGTTGTTGTGATCGAGATAAACCAATATCTGTGACCCAACCATCTGGCAATCCCATCATGTATTCAACGAACTTGGCGTTCAATTTACCTTCGTCCAGTGGAGACGGTACGTTGAGTGAGTGCATATCAGATCGTGAAGTAAATCTCCGCCGAAGTCCCGACAAGTTCCTGAAGTTTCGCTTGTCGTTGGTGTCGCTAGTAGTCTGACGGCTACTCCTAGACTCGCTTCCGGCTTGCCCTTTGTCTTGCCTTCCTCGTAGTCCAATACTCTCTGTTCGTAATTCTCCACCGGCTCGTCGTGATTGCGGACGTGCATCGCTATTGGTGTTGGTAGCAATCTCCTTGACCAACTCACTAACGATAAATTGTGGTTGCCCTTGATTCCTGATCTCTCCGACTCCGACTCCGACCAATGGCCGTCGCTGGCCGTTGGTGTTGGAATGTTTAATAGAATTGCTTTGCTCAAGCCCATTTGATTCCCCGGAACGTAAACTATTTTGGAATCGTTCGCTAGTGGGGTAGGCAAGAATGAAGAGCCGCTCTCGTCTGTGTGGTGCTCCGACATCTGAAGCTCGTACAAGTCTCCATGTTGCGTCATACCTGAGAATGGCAAGATCGCCAAGGACTTCTCGAAATCCAAGTCCAAAGTGTCCTCGTACATTCTCCAAGACGATGAATCGTGGTCGTAATATCCCAATAATCTCTTTGATGTACGGCCAAAGATGACGCTCATCATCTGCTCCTTTTCTAGATCCTGCATGGCTAAATGGTTGGCATGGATAGCCGGCTGTGAGAATGTCAATCGGCTCAACCTTTGTCCAATCAGTTGTTTTCAAATCTCCATGATTGGGCTTATTGATGCGCTTTTCTATGACTTGACTTGCGTACTTGTCGAACTCGCACGTCCAGATAGTCTCAGCATCGAAGAATGCTTCGACCGCCATATCTAGACCGCCGTATCCGGTGCATAATGATCCGATTTTCATTGGCCATTGACCATTTCATCATCGATAATCTTGATTCCGAATGCGCCGCACCCAGAGCATTGTGTGAACCATTCGTTCAGCGTTAATTCAGCCGTTTTTGTCAGCCCGTGCATCTTGCGCCCGTCTCCGTAGAGCTTGGCGCAGATGGAGCAATCAAATTGCAGTTGCCGCATATTCACTCCGAGATAGGTTTTCTATTGGATTGAGATTGCCCTGATCAACCCACCAAGTATCTTGACGCGGATTCTTAAATCGCTTGCGCTTGGCGAATGCCACTGGCAACCAGCCAACAATGAAGTATTCCGGCGACTTACCAACGACTAGAACGGCCACGTCATTATCTCGATCCGATGGATAGACGATGAGATTGCCGCCAACGTAGGCAGTCCACTTGACTTCGATGCCTTTGCCAACGTCAGCTCGCATCTTGCCCTTGTTATCGCTGAGATCGTAATCGAGTCCGAAGTATCTGGCCACGCATAGTTCGGCGGCCATAGATTCAGCGTGCTGAATAACCTGCTCATAATTGTTCAAGCCCATGTTATAGCGCGGCGTCTGTGGCCTTGATTCGTCCCATTCAAAGATGACCTTGGCTGCTTCATTGAAGATAGCCCATTCATCGGCCGCGCTCATGTGCATCTTAATCATGCTTCTTCCTACACGCTCGGCATAGATAGATCATTAGCTCTGGTGGATCGCACTTGACATAGCCAGCACCTTCTGCGCCTTCAATGCTGGCGCAAACTGAGCAGGTTTCTTGGCCTTGAATGATGTCATCAAGTTTGACCCAACCTTGAGCCGTGTGGATCTCAATATCGCCCATCAGATTTGCGGCTTCCACTTGCCATCGGCTCCAACGACATACCAAATTGGCGGACATTGATTGGCTCGGTTAGCTTCTTGGCACTTGTAATGCGCCCAGACCTTAGAATTCTTCTCGCCTGTTTTCCAGACGCGCGCGCCGTGTGTGCATCGTGGAGTTGGATCTGTCGCGTTGCCAGTCAGAGCTTCTGCGATGCTGGGAAGCACATCGGCGATTGGCTTGATGGCGTTCATGCCAGTCCATGGATCATAATCATCTGCCGATGATCTTACGATTGTTGTATCGACTTGCTCGACTTGCGCCATGTTTTGTGCTGTTGGCCGCTTATCTGCTCCTAATACTAGACCGACTGCACGACCGATTGCCGATGTGACTGTATCTTCCACGAACCACTTTTTCATCTGGACGTTATAGGTTGCCACGTTACCGAATGCGAAGTCGATGCCAGATGGCTCGGCATCTTCGAACTCTCGATAGACACGACATTCGACCAATACATATCCGGCCTTGATGTCGATGTCCGTGATTGATGTGTGAATCTTGCCAGTTGGGTGAGTAGCCCAGAATCGTTGAATGCGTGTTGCTACATCTTCATAGTTATCGAGAAAGCTCATTGAGTCACTTCCCTCGATGATGCGTGACGGCCAACTGCTCGGCCTCTGGCATATCCCTTGCGCTCGCCTTCCTTGACTCCAACCGTGTACGCGGCCACCGCCCATAAGAATCCGGCGATTGCCATCATGATGATAATTGATGCTTCGTTCATTTTTTGCTCCCGTGAGAGCCTTGTCTATGCTCCCAGAGATAGAGTGACATCGATGGCTGACAAGTGCAAGGATCTAGCGTGGATTACGGCGTGTCTATTACTTCTTCAACGCCAATTCAAGAATCAACTGATCCAATCGCGCTTCAATTCGGCTCACTTGATCCTTCATACTTGAACCACCATTCGGGCTTAACTCCGACATGATGGATCGCACTATGACTCTCATTGACGAATAGATGGCGGTGAGAACCGCTAAGACAAGCGCACCCACCGCCGTCCATTCGCCCACGCTCACTTCTGGCGACCGAATGAAAGATCGTTCGGGTTAGCCCATCGAGCTAGAACTGGCACAATGCCAGCCACTAAGCCCATTGCTAAAGCTTTTGGATCCTGATTGCCGCTCATGTACACGGCCAACGCACCAGCGACAGAGCTTCTTAGCCATGATGCCGCGATTGCTTTAAGTTGAGTCATTTCTTCTTCTCCTTTGTCGGCTTCGCCATAGGGATTGGCTCGACCACTGGATATTCTCCATCATAAGCGGCCAATCTGACGCGACCGAAACCGACTATCTCCTTGCCAATATAGCGACGCTTAAGCATGACCATGCCGCCGTTGCGCTGATCTCCATCTCCGGACGTGTTGCCTTCAATACAGAGCACTGAACTCTGGTCAACCTTGACCACGATGCCGATATGTGAGATTCGATCAATGCCATCGTGTGGAAAGTCCATGAAGCACAAGTCGCCAAGCTGTGGAGATGTTTCAAAGAATCGCCCAAGCTCTTTCATCTTATGAGCACCGGCGGCCGTTGAAACCATTGATGGGATTTTTATACCAGCTTGGTCAAAGCACCAGTTTACGAAAGATCCACACCACGGCAATCCATCGGCCTTTGTAAACTTGCCGTACTTTGTCAGATTCTCGCCAGTCTCTACTGTTCCGACTTCTGCCAATGCGACATCGATGATCCGCGCGGCGGTGCCGTCAGGATAAGAGAAGCTTGGCTTCATCGGCAGTAATTCCTAGTCGTGCCAATAGTGCCGCTTTGTCGGCTGTTGCTTGTTCTGCCTTTGCCTTTTCAACAAGTTGCAATTCTTGGTCTGCCTGAAATGCTGCGTATTCTTCATCGGTCATTTCGCGGTCAATCACTTCATCGGTTGAAGTGTCGTGGATTCTTATCATTGGTTTTGTCATTATTTTACTCCGTAGATTTTGATCGTGCCTGAGATTGTTGCAGCATTTGAATAATCAATTTTAATTGAAGATACTGCCGTTGCCGTATCCCAATACGCCTCATTGAAAACAGGACCAGGACCAGCACCGCCAGCATAAGTTGCGCCATTACATTGAATAGATTTTCCATTGTTTGTAGTTGTAGTAGCATAATTATTTATTACTACGCAGCCAAAAGTTTCATAACTTGAATTAGGTGTATTTGTTCCCAATGGTAATAAATAATTAGAACCTGAGTTAACCCAAGCAGTTCCATTTCCGTCTTTGTATGAGTTATAGTGTGCCGTTGTCGCGCTATTCATTCCCCAACGGGCATAACCACCTGTTGAATTGTTGGTCATTCGTTCAAAAGTAATAAACAAATTGACATAAGTTTGGTCAATACTTGAAATCGTTGTGCTCGTGCCTGAAAGTGTTGTTGTACTGAGTAAGGTCATACCAGCACCGCTTGCTGGTGTAGCCCAAGAAGGTGCACCAGACGCTACTGTCAGGACTTGTCCTGTGCTGCCTATACCGAGACGATTGTATGTTCCTGATCCTGTGCCTTTGATTAAATCGCCAGCAGTGGTGATTGTTGTTGCCATGTCATTGGTGACTGTTACTGTTCCGGAAGTGCCGCCGCCTGTTATACCTGTGCCAGCAGTCACGCCAGTGATGTCGCCTTGATCATTGTTAATCCAAGTAAAAGCCATATTGGTTCCAGATGTCTTTGATAACACTTGACCAGTTGTGCCACCGAGCAAATATTGCATCGATGTATCAACGGCCTGTCCGAATACATTAAAGTCCGCAGGCAAGTTAGTGACAAGACTTGCAGAAGTGGGCATTACCCACCCGAAGTTGGTTGTTGGATTGGCCATTATTTTCCTTTCTTATGCAACGACTAAGGCGTGTTCCCAGTCAAGTGTAGGCAAGATTGTAGAC